CGGTTAACCTTATACAGGAGACACCCTATGCCATTAACAATCGCGTCCTTGAGATGCTTGAGTGGGCGTGGGATAAAGATTTACAGATCGGTTTACCACCTAGGAACGACCTAGAGTTACCTGAGTGGCCCGGTGATCACATGTCGGTGGAGGAGCAAAGGAACTGGAGGGACGACAAGCGGGAACGGGCTGCTTATAACACCTCGTTGGGTTCACAAAGAATCCTTATCTCTAAGATCTTGATGTTATCACGTAAGTTCCGCAACGAGCGTATGTTCATGCCGTCATCGTGTGACTTTCGGGGTCGCGTCTATCAGGTGCCAAGCTACCTTAACTACCAAGGCCCGGATCACTGTCGAGGTTTGTTACAATTCCACCGAGGGAATCCCATCAAGTCCGACGACGACCTAAGATGGCTAGGCATACACGGTGCTAACTGTTTCGGTAACGACAAGTGTGACTTTGAGACTCGCCTAAAGTGGGCCGATGGTTTCACACGGGATGCGATACGGATTGCTAACGACCCAAAGTCCAACCGAGAGTGGGCCGATGCTGATGAACCTTGGCAAGCCCTTGCGTGGTGCTTTGAGTGGGCTGAGTATCACACGAAACGGTCGAAAAATTTTAGGACGTTCCTGCCTTGTGCTATGGATGCAACCAACAGTGGTCTCCAGCTTCTGTCATTGTTAAGTAGGGACGAGGAGGGATGCTTTGCAACCAACGTGTCACCAACTGCAACACCCCAAGACATCTATAGGTTGGTCTCGGACCACACGTTGGGTAAATTAAAACAAGATGCCAAGGATGGACGCGACTACGCACGGCTTTGGATTGAGTTTGGGATCGACCGCAAGATGTCAAAGCGTCCGGTGATGTGTTACAGTTACGGCCTAACTCCTTACTCCAACAGGGATTACGTCGCTGACTGGTATGACACCACCCGAAGAGAGCGTGGGATTGACTGTGTGTTTGGGCGTAGTCACATGTATCCGGCTATTAAATATCTTGGTGACCTCCTGTGGGACAGTATCGAAACTTTGTTAACCAAACCTAAGCAAGTCATGGACTGGTTCCAAGATGCTTCCCGGTTGATGACAAAGCAGGAGCTACCGTTGACGTGGACAACACCAAGTGGATTCCGGGTCAGTCAAGACTACAGGAAACAAGTCAGCCAAAAGGTCAGCACGTGGTTGAACGGATCGTTAACATCGGTGCGCTTCAAGGATGCTACGGATGACCTCGACCCACGTAAGCAAAGCAACGGTGTCGCACCTAACGTGGTCCACAGTCTTGATGCTGCTGGGTTGGTGTTAACTGTTAACGAAAGTTGGAAGCGTGGCCTGTATGACTTTGCCATGATCCACGACAGCTTCGCCACCCACAGTAACAACTGCGAGACACTTGCTTCATCACTTCGGGACAGCTTCAGCGAGATGTTCACAAAAGATATTCTTGCAGACCTAGCCGAAGCGTGGCAAAACGAATCTTACGAGGAGCTACCAAGCCTACCTGACTACGGGACGTTTGATGTTAACACACTACGTGACTCTAAATACTTTTTCAGTTGAAGCTGAGAAAAACAAAGAAACCAAAAAAAAATAAAGATAATGAAACAACTGACAACGCCTATAGGCACCGCGATGTATCCTAAGCTCATCACACCGGACACCAAGTTCGACGAGAACGGAGTTTATAGCTGTAAGCTTATCCTTACCAAAGACGAATTCGAAACACTTGAGGCCACCATTAATCCGTGGTTTGAAAAGGAATACGAGCGATTAGTAAAGGAGTCCGGCAAGAAAAAGCTGGATCGGAGTCCGAAGCTACCGTTAAAGCTGAACGACGATGATGAGTATGAAGTCTTCGCAAAGCAAGTAGCCCAGAAAACTGTGGGAGGAAAACTCATTCACTTTCAAGTCGCTCTTTTTGATTCGGCTGGAAAAAAATTGAACAACCCACCCAACATCGGAAGCGGCTCTAAGCTGCGCCTTGGAATAGAGCCATCGGCCTGGTTCAGTCCTATGATGGGAGTGGGATACACGCTTCGTCTCAAGGCAGTCCAAGTGATTGAGCTTAAGGAGTATGAAGGTGGAGCCGGTGGCTTCTCGTTTGACGCTCAAGAAGGTGGCTTCGTGTCCGAGGATCTTGGTGACGCATTTGAAAACGACTCAAAGGATGCCTCGATTCCGTTCTAAATTTGAACAAAGGCTGGCTCTTGCAATGAAACGTGCGGGAGTCAGCTTTACATACGAGTCCCAACGGATTAAGTATGTTAAGAACCACCACTACACCCCGGACTTTGTCCTTGATAATGGTGTTATCCTTGAGGCTAAAGGTCGCTTCATGTCGTCAGACAGGGCAAAGCATTTGTTAATTCAGAAGCAACACCCGGACCTCGACATACGCTTCGTGTTTATGCGAGCAAGTAACACCTTAAACAAGAGAAGCAAGACAACCTATGGTGACTGGTGTGACAAGCACGGTATCATGTGGTGCGAGAAGTCCATACCTCGGTCGTGGTTCGACTAAAGAAAAAACAAGACAATGTATATAGCAACTCACCAGCCGTGCGATAAGTGCGGTGCATCGGATGCGTTGTGTGTTAACGAAGACGGTTCTACCTTTTGCCATTCGTGCAATACCTATGACCGTGCCGAGGCTACACCAACACCTCCACCCACTACTATGAAAATAACAAAACCTTTACACTCCGACTCGGACAAGTTCCTGACCGGAAGATACAGTGACATACCAGCGCGTCACATCACACTCGATACATGTAAACACATGCGGTATCGCATCGGAGACTACAACGGACGCGCATGTCACATCGCTGACTACTACGACGACGACCGGAAGCTCCAAGGCCAGAAGCTAAGGTTCGAAGGCAAACAATTTATGATCCTTGGTGACATCTCGGATCGCTTCTATGGTCAACACCTACACCCTATGGGGGGAATGAAGCTTGTTGTTACCGAGGGGGAGGTCGATGCCTTGAGCGTCAGCCAAATGCAAGATAACAAATACGCTACGGTCTCGTTGCCTACAGGTGCAGCCAGTGCTGCCAAGGTATTCAAGCAGAACCTTAAGTGGCTTGATAAATGGGACGAGGTGATCCTGATGTTTGATGAGGACGAGCCGGGACGGAAAGCAGTAGAGGATGTAGTCGGTATACTACCAAGCGGTAAAGCTAAGGTCGCCCGGTTACCACTCAAGGATGCGAACGAATGCCTCATCAACAAGCGGAGCCGGGATGTTATTCACGCTATCTTCCAAGCCAACGCATGGAGACCAGATGCTATCATATCCGGCAAGGACATCCACGAACGGTTAACAAATCCAAAGAACACTGCAAGCATTCCTTATCCTTGGTCCGACTTAAATAATCTTACACGTGGTATTCGTAAGGGAGAGATTGTTACCTTCTGTGCGGGATCGGGCATCGGCAAGTCACAGGTGTGTCGCATCATCGCTCACCACATCCTTACTACTACTGAACACAGCGTAGGTTACATCGCCTTGGAGGAATCCATTGAACGCACAGCACTCGGCATCGTAGGTCTTGAGATGGGTAAGCTTCTGCACCTTGATCCCGAAGTTAACTATACCGACACCAACTTCGATGAAGCCTATGTCAACACGGTAGGGTCAGGGCGCATGTGGCTTTACGATCACTGGGGCAGTCTTGATGCCGAGCGGTTGTTATCACACGTGATGCACATGGCGAAGGCGATGGATGTCGAGTATGTTATTCTTGATCACATCTCTATTGTTGTTAGCGGAATGCAAGACGGAGACGAACGCCGGATGATTGACAACGTGATGACCAAGCTTCGTGCTTTGGTTGAAGAGTGCGGCATTGCCTTGATCCTGGTGTCACACCTTAAGCGTCCATCGGAAGGCCGAGGTCACGAAGAGGGTAACAAAACTTCTCTTGCTCACCTACGTGGTTCCGCTGCGATTGCACAGCTATCCGACATGGTGATAGGCTTGGAGCGAAACCAGCAAGACCCTGAGCATAAGCATGTTACAACTGTTCGTGTGTTAAAGAATAGATTCTCAGGTGACACCGGAGTGGCAACTAACCTTGCATTTAATCCTGTCACTGGACGCATGAGTGAATATACTTTTGAAGACTTTAATGGCTAGGCATCCTTACTCCCTCTTCTTTTAGACGAAGTAAAACTAACTATGACAGCCGGGAATAGACCGGCACCCAACATTAACAACAACTAAGAATGAAAAAACATAAGATGCTCTACTTTGATATAGAGACTAACGCTATCGACTTCTGGCCTACCCTTGCTGGGTTAAAGGATCTACACTGTATCTCCATCTACGACCCGGAAGCATCCCAGATGCACTCGTTTAGTTCCAATGCTAACAACCTAGATGAAGGTGTGGCCATGTTGAACGCCGCGCATAACATCTGTGGTCACAACGCGATCAACTTTGATGCACCGGCACTCCGAAAGCTAGGCTATGAGATAACAGCACGGGTCGTTGACACCAAGGTCATGTCCCAAGTTATCCACCCGGATCTCTTTACGGAAGACTGTAGACGAGGCGACGAGTTCCCCAAGAACCTACGTGGACGCCACAGCTTGAAGGCATGGGGTCTCCGCTTGGGTAACGAAAAGGACGACCACGGTGCCACCGAAGACTGGACTAAGTGGAGCCAAGAGATGCAAGACTACTGTGAGCAGGATGTTAATGTGGTGGTGGATCTGTTCCTTCACTTCATGTCCGGTAAGCCCTCAGCAGAGATGTTAT